GAAATATCTGACAATCACGGACAATGGGGAAGTTTAAGTTATGATAAGTTTCCTGCACAAGAAATTAGATTAAAAGAATTAGGTTTATGGGAAGAACTTAATACTTATTGGGATGAACACATAGTTCCTATAATAGAAAACTATTGGAAACCTATGGAGATGTATGGTCTAAGAGATGCTTTTGTTATGAGATATGCAGTTGATACACAAAAAGATTTACCTTTACATACAGACGCAAGTTTAGTAACAGGAAGTGTAAAACTAAATGACGATTATGAAGGGGCTGATTTATTTTACCCAAGACAAAACTTTAGTAATAAAGATATACCTGTAGGTAAAATGATTCTATTTCCTGGAGCAGTTACTCACGGACACGAATGTTTGCCTTTAACTAAAGGAACTAAATATAGTTTTACTATTTGGAGTTCTAGGTTCCCAGGAGATTCAGTATAGTGGAAATGACTCATCTATTTTGGAATGCAATTTTAACTTTAATAGTAGCACCTATTATTATTAGTATTCGTAAAAATGAAACAGAAGCTAAAAGAATAGACATACTATTAAATAAAACTAGAGAAGAACTTGGTAGAGAGTATATTACAAAACAAGAAGCAAAAGGCGATATGGTTATGTTAATGGAACGATTAGAAAAACTACATGAAAAAGTAGATAAATTATTTGAGGTAAAGTAATGGCTAAGAAAGAAGAAAAAGCTATTGTAATATCTATAGCAGAAATTAAAAGTCCTAAACTTTTTATGAAGCTAAAAAAACGAATGGGAAAAAAAGATGTCAAAAAAACAAAAAAGAAATAGCACTCGTAAAAGAGCTACTGCTAAAAGAGTAGACTACAGCAAGGGTGGGAGAGTTAATGCTAGAGAAGGATTTCCAATGAGAAAAGGAAATATAAAAAGGCCTATAGGAGTACAAGAAGAACCTATTGTTAGTACGCCTATAAACAGACCTATGCCTGCGACTAGACCAATAGCTAAACCAATGCCTAAACCTGTTACGCCTAAGCCAATGCCTAAGCCTATACCTAAACCTAGGCCGCAAGAACCTGTTGTTAGTACGCCTGTAACTAGGCCACAACCTGTTCCAGTAAGAGGAAGACCAGAAAGAGATGACGAAATTTATATAGATAGAGTTCCTCCTTCAGTTCCTCGTATGCCTAACGAGACTTCAATTAAATTTACTCCGACAGCACCAACTGGTCCATCAACAACAGTAATGCCTACAGGCCCAGGATTTAGTACAGGAAATAGACCAAAAGTATCTGATGTTAGAGATGATTATTATGATGATGTTAGAGATGGTCCTACTGGTAGAAGAGGTGGGGGCGGAAGAGGCGGACAAGGTAATACTTGGTGGTCTAGTAAAGGATACGAAAGTTTAGGAGACGCTATAGCAGATGGATGGAGATTTATAAACGGAACATGGACACAACAAACTGAAGGACCTCCTAGTGGGCCTCCAAGTGGACCTCCTAGTGGACCGCCTAGTGGACCTCCTAGTGGGCCGGGTGAAGGACCAGGAACTCCACCTAGTAGTCCTGACTTACCTTCTAACCTACCACCTAATTGGGATACCATGACGGATGTCCAAAAGAAAGATTGGTTTGAAGACCAACGAAGAGGTAGAGTTAGTGATACAGGAGCTAAAGCAGGAAACATAGCTACAGGAAATATACCTGATGGAACTGTTCCTGTACCTGATATGGCTTTTATAGGAAGAGAAGGAACAGAAGCTCCGACAGTAGTAGCACCTGACGCAAGCAGGGCTGATGCTTTCAGAATGAGATATCAAGGAGATGAAACTGTAAGTACAGTAGATGATGTTGCAACAGTTAGCCCAGCTAGAGAAGTAGATGGTGGTAACATGGGAGATGGTTCTGTTATAGACCAAGCTGCCGAAGCAGAAGCTGCCGTAGCTGATGAAGCTGATGTTAATTTAGCAATCGCTGCAGATGTTGCAGATGCTCCTTTAATAGCTGATGTAGATGTTCAAATTAACCCAGGAGTTTTAGCTGATAGAGTTATTGGTAAATTAAGCCCTACCGCTTTAGCACCTATTGTAGCTAATGCAGGTAGTTCTTTAGCAAAAATAACAAGAGCTAAAAAACAATTAAGAAATGCAGGATTACAAGAAGAAGCTATTGATGCTTTAGGTAATGACCCTGAAGATTTAGAAGAAAGACTTACAGATTTTACTGAAGAAGAAAGAGGAGTTATAGAAGGACTTCCTGAAGAAGCTTTAGTATCTAATCAACTTGATACTTTATTAAAAGGAGTAGAAGAAGGAGAAATTCCTATTTGGGCTAGACCTGCTGTAGCTAGTGTAGAAACTATGTTAGCTAAAAGAGGTTTAGAAGCTTCATCTATTGCAAGAGATGCTTTAGTTAATACTATTATTCAATCTTCTATACCTTTAGCACAAGCTAACGCACAAGCAATACAAGCTAGCGTAGCTCAACAAAGAGGAATAGAAGCTGCTGAGTCAGAAGCAAATGCTCAAAGAAAACAACAAACAACTTTAGCTAATGCTCAAACTGTTTTTAACATGGACATGGCTCAGTTTACTGCTGACCAACAAACTGAATTATCTAATAGTAAGTTTTTACAGACTGCTACTTTAACAGAAGCTAGTAACGAGCAACAAGCTGCGGTACAAAATGCTGCAATGAAAGCACAAGAAAACTTAGCAGATGCAGACTTTTATCAAAAAGCACAAATACAAAATGCTCAGGCTTTTTTACAAACTGATATGGCTAATTTAAGTAACCAACAATCAGCTAATGTTATTAAAGCTCAATACGAACAACAAAGACTATTAAGTAATCAGTCTGCTCAAAATGCTGCAAAACAATTTAATGCTACTTCTGACCAACAAGCAGAACAATTTATGGCTCAGATAGAAACACAAATTAAACAGTACAATGCAGGACAAATTAATGTAGTAAAACAATATAATTCACAAGCTCTTAATGCTGCTGAAGCTAGAGACGCTGCAAGAATTTCAGATGTTAATAAAGCTAACGCTTCTATTATGAATCAAGTTGAGCAGTTTAATGAGCAAATGAATTTTAACAGACAACAATGGAACGCTGCAAATGAACAAGCTGTAATAAACTCTAATATAGATTGGAGAAGAAAAGCAAACACAGCAGATACAGCTGCTCAGAATGCAATCAATCAACAAAACGCACAGAATGCTTTTGGTTTGACACAGGCCGCACAATCTTTCTTATGGCAAGAATTAAGAGACCAAGCTGATTATGATTTCAGATGGGCTACAGATACTGCTAATAGAAAATTACAAGCTATGATGTCAGCAGCAAGTGCAGAAGGAGACGCAGCTAAAAACTGGTCTAGTAATTTCAGTAATGCTTCAAGCACTATTGGACGATTATTTGGGAGTGGATAAGAATGGGATTTTTAAGTAAAGTTTGGAAAGGCATTAAGAAAGGTGTCAAGAAAATAGGTAAAGGCATTAAAAAAGTCTTTAAAAAAGTTATGAAAGGTATTGGCAAACTAGGTATAGTAGGTCAAATAGGGATGATGTTTTTAATGCCGTATGCTATGCAAGGCTTAGGGTCTCTGTTTGGAACAGGAGGCAAGTTAGCTTCTTGGTCTACAAAACTATTAGGGCCTAACAAAGGTTTCTTTTCAAAAGCTTTGGGTAAAAGTATAGAAGCAATTAACACAGCAGGTAGTTGGGTTAAAGGTGCTTATACTAATGTAAGTCAAGCTATTAACGGAGCTATTGATAAAACAGGTAATTGGTTAAAAGGAAGAGGATTTACTTCTACTGATACTTTAAATCAAATAGGACAAGGTATATCTAATACAGACTTTACTGGTGCAGTAGGAGATAATAATTTTAATTTATTTGATAAAGAAGGAAACCTAATTCAAAATAATAAGTTTAGTAAAGACGGACTTAACTTAAATGCTTTTAAATCAGAAAATTTAGTTCCTAAAACAACTAAGTTAAACTTTGGAGATGTAGGTAATCTTACTAAAGGAATAGACTTAGACCACACAAACTGGTTAGAAAGTCTTACAACTAAAGATACATCTACGATTGGAAGCAACTTATTAGATAATGTTGAGATAGGAGATGTTAGTAACTTTATGCCTAAGCAATCAGAAGGTCTTTTAACAAACTTAAAGAAAGATATAAAAGAGTTTGATGTTTATGATTGGGGCAAGTCTAAATTATCAGGGGCTGTTACAGATGGAGTTTTTGGTGGTATTAAACAAGAAGCTTATGAAATGGTTGCAGGTGAAGCACCAACTCCAAATTACTATAACAATACTATTCCTAATATTATGAACATAGGACAAGACGGACAATCAATGGCAAACAGAGGTTACGGAGCAACTGATATGATGTTCCAACAACAAGGTAATAGTTGGCAAGGAACTTCTATGCTTACTACATCTTGGATGAACGATATTTTAAATCCGCAAGTAGACGCTTACTCTTCTTATATGAATAGTATGGTAGGCGATATGAATAGAAGCTACGGAGTATAGGAGAAAACAATGGAACAAATACCAGGCGAAGCAATGAACCCAGAAGCTGTTGAAGCTTTTGCGAATAGGCAACAATCTATTCCTGGACAATCTTTAACCTCAGACCCAGACCAACGAAGGCCTTTTGAATCTGCACCTGACTTCACAGATTTTAGAGAAGCTTTAGAATATGTATCTCTAGAATTATTAGAAGAAGAAGCTTATACGCCTATGGTTTTAGCTATAGGAGATGGTGTTACTATTACAGACTTAGCAATGCAAATAGGTTATGTAGGTTTTAGAGAAGGTAAATGGAATCCTGATTTAATGATGATGCTTATGGAGCCTTTAATGTATTTACTTATGGCTCTAGCAGAAAAAGCAGGTATCAAATATAGAATAGATGACGAAGACGATATGAATTTATTTGATATGGAAGACGGAGAAACTGACGAAGAAGAAACAATGTTAGTTGAAAAGACTAAACTTGCAGCAAGAGTTGCAAAAGAAAAGAAAGCTAAAGAATCAGGTTCAGTTCCTTCAGGAGCTTTACCAGTAGAGGTTATGGAAAAATTAGAAGCTATACCTGAAATGAGTTTATTAGCTAAACAAGAAGAAGAACCTTTAAGTATTTTAGAGGGAGGACAGTAAGATGGGATTATATGATGATGGTGGTGTAGACTTTGCTGAAAAGAAGTTTGCAGACGCACAAGAATACAAAAACAAACAAGCTAAAAAACAAGATGATTTTAGTAAAACATTATTAGGTGTTGATACTTTATTTAGAGGAGTAGCAAGTTTAGCTAAATCAAAAGGAGAAGCTTTACAGGATAAAAATATTCCTCAACGAGCTTACTTACAAAACTTTTTAACTAGACAAAATAATATAAGAAGCACTATTGAAAATAATATGTTAAAGAATGGACAAGTAGATGCTGGTTCTTTACAGTCTTATATATATGACCAATTAAGTTCTGATTTTGCTGAAGGAGCTTTTGGACATTTAGACCCAGATACTTACGCAGCTGTATTAGATAAACATGCAAAAGATGAAGCTGAAAGATTATTACCTTCTTATCAAAAAATGTATGATGAGTCTTTAGATGTTCCAGATTTAGAAACATCTTTATCTCAGTTTGATAAATACAATGCTATGCAAAATCCTACTGATGTTTTTAGTATGATTAAAAAAGGAAGTAAAAGAATCTTAGGTATTGAAGATGAAGAAACTATAAATTGGCAGAATACACAACAAAGAGATGTATTAAGAAATACTCCTCTTGGAAATGAGTTTTACCAATATCAAGAAGCAGTTAATAATTATGAAAAACAAATAGGAGCAGACCCTTTTGGTATGGATTCTTTATTAGTTAAACTTAATAGAGGTATTCAAGATGGAAGTATTAAAGGTAAAATTATAGGAACTCCTAGTATAGAAGAAGTAGTAAAAACTTCAGGCAATGTAACAACTAAAGAAAAAGTAGCTATGGGTTATATGCGTAATGTTGAAACTGGGAAAGTAGAATGGGTTCCTATTAATGGTGGCGGTACTGTTAGAGTAAAAAGTACAGTAATAAAAAATACTGAACCGCCAAGTGCTAATATGATTTCACAAGCTGAAAATCTAATAAAAACTTCTTTACAAAATACTAATCCAAAACTTTGGCAAGCTATTAGTAATGGTAAAATGACAACTAAAGACAGAGGTTATAATGTTGAATACTATGCTAATAAAGTTGCGTATGCTGTTCAATCTATAGATAACATGCCGGGTGCTTCTAGTATGTCGTATGATAATAAGCAACAAATAGCTTTTGAATGGGTAGCTCATCAAATGAATAGAGGATGGGAAATAAAACAAGCAGGCGGAAAAGAAGAAGAGTATGAAGGACTGCTTTATAATCCTGAAACTAATGTAACAGCTTATAGAATTTCAGGAATGAATGCTGAAAAGAATAATAATAATTGGGTTCCTCATTTAGAAAATACAGATGTGTGGGTTAGTGAAATTATAAAGAATGTTGGCAATAGTCCGTCTCAATTAAACTCTGAGATTAATCAGCTTAAACATAAAACTTGGTCTCAGTTACAAGTTATAACAAGACAAGAAGATGGCACAGTAAAAAATATTTTACCTGATGCAGTAGCTAGTGCAGACTTAGAAGGAAGTGTTGAAGAACAAATATATCAGTATGAAGTTTTACAAATGGAAAAATACAATACTTTATTTAATCCACATTTATCAGATGTTAATAAAGAAAGAAGTGTGTTTGGTCCTGAACATCAACAATATATAAATACTATTAATGTACCTCAACCTGTTTCTACAGAGGAAGTAGTTCCTACAGAAGAAGTAGTTCCTACAGAAAATACTAATGATACTCCTATTAATGTACCAGGAAAAATAATTAATTATACTTCAGGAGACCCTTTACCTAATGATGGTGATTTACATACAGGTGAAAGAGTAGGTGCAAACGCTAGAGGCCAAGGCGGTACTGTAGTGTTTACAGAGCAAGAAAAAGCGGATAATGAATATATTAAATCTGAAACTAAAAGACTTAAAACTTTAAACAAAGAGCAAAGAAGAATAGTACAAAGAAGTAGAAAAGGTACTTTTGTATTAGGTTCTAGGAATTTAAATAAAGTAAGAAATAATGAACTATTAAGTTCTTATACTCCTTTTAGTAATTGGTTAAGAAAAGAAACTAATAACGAAGTTAAAATACAAGATTTAAGAACAGATGAATCTTTAAGAAAACAATATCAAGAACAATTTGCTGAAGATATTTATAATGATTTATTAACTGTAGAAGGTATTGATAAAGGATGGTTAAACCAAATGTTTGATATGGATTTTGACAACGAAGAATTAATGATAGCTGATGCGGAGTAAATAAATGGCTTATAGCTTTCTTGACACAGAATTAGGAATACCTACTGACCCTACTAAATATAAATCTCCTGATTATGATTTAAATGATTTAGATGCTGACGAAGAATTTCAACAAAGAGCCGAAAGATTTTTAGGTTCTGTTGGAGAGTCAGATGATATCTATGAATATTTAAGAGACTCTGATTGGAATTTATATAAAGCTGGTAAGCAAATGTTTGATAGTAATAAATTTACTGACGAACAAAAACAAGATTATGCTTATCTAAGAAAAACTTTTGATGGAGCAAGCCTCGGTAGTACAAGTCAATTCTTAGAATTAATTAAAGACGCTTCTATTGATATGGTTACTGACCCTACATTAATTGCGGCCTTACTTACTACTCCTATTACAGGAGGAACTTCTTTAGCTAGTAGAACTTTATTAGGTAAAGGAACACAAGAAAGTTTAAAACTATTAGGTAAAGCAAATTCTAAAGCTTTAACTCGTAAAGAACTTGTAGAAGCTACACAGTCTGGTGCTTTAAAAAGAGCAGGAGATTCAGCTAAAAATGTAGCTATGACAGTATCTGCTGTAGAAGCAGGCGGGTGGATGGGTATGCACAATCATGCTACTCAAAATACACAGATTAATACAGGTTTAAGAAAGGCTTATTCTTCTTCAGAGCTTGCAGGCTCTACTGTACTTGGTACTTTAACAGGTGGAGTTGTAGGTAGAGGGTTTCAAAAGTGGAACAATCATAAAAACCCTGCACTTAACTGGTCTAATGAACCTGCTAAGATGAATAAGATTCAATATGCTTATAATAAAACTTTAGATACATTTTTATCTAATACAATATTAGGTACTGCTAGGCAAATGCGTACCTTTGAAAAACTAGGAATAAAAAAAGCAAAAGAATTTGCAAATGTTTTAGATGCTGATTCACAATTAGTAATAGGTAAAAGAAATACAGAAGCTGTTAAGTTTAGTTTTCCTGAAAGACTTTCTGCAAGAAGAGGAAGCTACATGTTTGGAGATAATGGCTTTTGGAAAGCTATAGAAGACATGGCTCCTGATGGTGTTTTTAGAGAAATAGACGAAGCAAAAATTATTGGCATACTAAGGGGCGGTAGCGAAAAAGGAGCAAGCAAAGAAATAAAACAAACAGCTAAAAAATTAAGAAAGTGGTTTGATGGAATTGCTAAAGATGCTGAAGACGCAGGGTATGGTAAATTAAGAATAGAAGATTATTTTCCTAGAGAGTGGAATAGGCAAGCAATAGAAGCTGATAGAATAGGTTTTGAAAATAGATTAGTAGATAAAAAAATTGTAGATAGGTCTGAAGTTTCTGGGGTAGTTGATGAGATGTTAAACAAACATAATCAACTTTATTCTTCTCATAGTAATTTAATGTCTCATGGTAGAAAGTTTGAAAACATGAAAGATGTAGACTTTGAAGACTTCTTAGTAAATGATTTAGTAGCTATTGGAGCTACTTATGGATTAAATGCGGCCAACACTATACAAACTAAACTATCTTTTTTAGGTGGCTCTAAAGGACTTAAAAACACTAGAGTAGTTGGTAGTCAAGAAATAGATGGTAAAGATATTAAAGTTGTTCAGGCTTTAGCACAAAGTAAACAAGCACAATTTGAAAAAATATGGATTGAACCTTTAGATGCAGAGCTAAGAGCTAAGACTGGTAGAAGATTAAGTGGTAAAGACAAAGCTAGAATGTATGAATCTTTTAAATCTGCAACAGGAGATGTAAACTTTTTTAAAGGCAAAATAATACAAGGGTCTTATGATACTTTAAAACTAGCTAATGCTATGGCTTACTTACCTTTAGCTACTGTTTCATCTGCTTCAGAAGCTTTAATAACTTTAACAAAAGCTCCTACAAAAAACTCTGTAAAGAATATGCAGTATCAATTAGAAAACGGAGTTAGGTTTTTAACTACAGATTTAAAATCAGTATTAAAAGAACGAAGAGGACTATCAGAAATTGAAGCAAATAGAGAAGCTAATAAAGCTTGGATAGCTGTTGATGATGTTCAATCAGATAAAACTAATAGGCTTACAGGTGAAGCATTACAAACTCAAAGTTTAAATAAAGTCGCCAGGGCTTTTTATAAATTAAATTTATTAATGCCTTGGACAAAAACTATTGAGCTTGCTGCATTTAAAACAGGTAAAGATATTATAGAAGAAAATATAGCGACTCTTTCTAAGATGGCTGATAGCGGTATTAAAGTTTTTGATGATACAGATTTATTTTTAAAGTCTATTAACGAAAGCCGTGGAGCTTATAAAAGAATAATTAAAAAAGATTTAGATGGAGTATATACAGGTTCAATACAAGATGCTGCTAAAGAAGTACAGTATTTAAAAGAAACTTTATATGACTTAGGTATTGACCCTAAGAAAGGAGTTAAATGGTTTAAAGAAGGAGCAAGTAAAGAAGCTAATTTTTATGGAGACATAACTATGGGTGGAGGAAGATTTTCTAGAGGGGTTATATTACCTACTTCAAGAGAATTTTCTAAAGTACCTACATTTATGACTCATCCAAGATATGATATTTTTACACAGTTTTTAAGATACCCTGCTGCTTTTAGTAATACAGTTCTTAAAAACTTTGCAAGAGATACTATTAATAATCCTAAAGCAAATGCTCCAAAAGTAGGCTCGTTTGTTATTGCGTCTACAGGTATAGCAAGAGCTACTAACTATTGGAGAAGTAGTGCAGAAGCACAAGAACAATTAGACTATGGTATAAATAGAAGAAGAGAATCTACAGGCCCTATAGGACAAGCAATAGATAAAGTTGCTCCTATGAGCTACGAAGAAACTAAAAGGTCTTTACAAAGAGTAGGCTTATTAGGTCCTTTAGAGTATGGTGTTAGGTTTTTTGATTCGTTTGCTTACAATGAAAATGCAGTAGTATCTGCTTCAAGTTTAGGTGGTCCTATTGTAGGAGACATTACAGGAAGTTTAATTTATGGTAGAGGTTTTTTTGAAACTCTATCTAGAAAAACTCCTTTAAGAGGATTAAAAAATCCATTACAAAATACTTTTGGTGCTGAGCCTTTTAGTGCTATGGATGAAAAAGCAAGAGAGTTAGATGATAAAATTACAGAGATACTACAAAATACAGGCACTTTGATTAATGAAGGCAGAGTAGGCTACCACGGAGGCGGCCATGTAAAGAAAAGAAAAAAATATAATCAAGGTAGTATAGTTACTCCTATTCCTCCTGTTCCTGTAAAGCCTGATTTTCCTGAAGAAGCTCAACAAATAGTAGATTATATGTTAAGTAAAAATAATCCTATATTTAATGAAAGGTCTATTCCTGGTTTATTAGGAAACATAGATGTAGAATCGTTTGGTAGTTATGACTATCAACGACAACAAGATAACGGAAATGCTTGGGGTATATGGCAGTTAGACCATTCTAAAAAAATAGATTACTTTAATTATTTACAAGAACAAGATAGAGAAGATAGCATGGAAGCTCAGGTAGATTACGCTGAAGAAACTATGATGTCTGGTAGAAATATAGGTGGCACAAACGCTGAGAATTGGAGAGGTATAATGGAAAATGGTACTGTTGCAGAAGTTGCTGATATGTGGGCTAGGCAATGGGAAAGACCTAACCCAAATAGAAACCCTCAATGGGAAAGAAGAATATCAGTAGCAGAAAAAGCAGCACTAGAATTTTTTGAGAAAGCAGAGTAGTAATGGGTTTTCCTTTTGAAATAATAACTATGTTAGCCTCTACAGTTTTAGGTGGCTTTATGAGTGTATGGGCTGAAAGTCGTAAGGCTAAAGCAGAACAACAAAAACTTCTTATAACTCGTGGTGAGTTTGAAATGAAAGCTAGAAAACAATCTCTTGACCATGGGTTAAAAGATAAAGGCTTTGCATGGACAAGAAGAATTATAGCTCTTACTTCTGTATTTGCTATTGTTCTTTTACCAAAACTTGTAGCAGTTTATTATCCAGATGTAAGTGTTACTGTTGGGTATACTAATTGGAACCCAGGATTTTTATTCTTTAAAGAAGGCAGAGAAATATTTGAATGGATAACATTTCAAGGATTGGTTATAACACAACTAGATACTAATTTAGTATCAGCTATTATAGGAATGTATTTTGGCGGAAGTCTCGCAAAAGGTAGATAGTATGAACCCAAATCAATGGATGGACTTATTAGAAACTGTAGGTATTCCAGCGGCCTTTGCAGTTGCAGCAGGTTATATGGTGTGGAAATTATTCCAACACTTAATAGCAGATGTTCATAAAAAATTAGATACACAGCATGGAATGATAGTTGCTTTAATAGATAGAGTAAGGCAAATGGATAATGACATGATAAGAATAGATTCTATGTGTCGTACAGCTTTAGGCGTACAGATAGATGTTGACAGAATAGCTAGAGCAGATGGGAAAAAAGATGTCAGAAAAGATTGAAGATGTATGTTGGGGATGCTTAATGTTTTGGGTAGGCATGGTAATGTTTGTAAGTTTAAGTCAACTTAGTTATGCAGATGAAGTTACTTTTAAATTTAAGAGTCCTAGTTTTAACGGACAAGGAACTTCTTCACATTATTTAACTATACAAAACCAAGAGTTTAATCGGAAGCAAGCTTTAAAAGCAGAAATAAAAGCTTTGCAAGACCAAATAAAAAGAGATAAAGAAAATACAACTTTAGCTAGATTCATTAGGAACCTAGAGAGCAGAATTTATGCTCAGTTATCAAGACAGTTAGTAGAAAATTTATTTGGTGAAACGCCAAGTGATAGTGGGATACTAGAACTAGAAGGTAATACTATTGAGTATAGTGTCGTAGACGGAATAATAACATTAAAAATAACGGATAGTGATGGGAATGAAACAATTATATCTTTACCTATTGGTAGCTTTACTTTCTAGTTGTGCTGTCATAAATGAAAATAAAGATTTAGTATTAACAAAAGAAATACAACCATCTACCACCTTAGAGTTACAATCTAAAGAATTAAAAGAACTTCCAGGAGCAAAGAACAAACCAGTTATTGCAGTCTATCCTAACAGTTTTAAAGACTTAACAGGACAGCGTAGAAGCAACAGTTCGTTTGCTTTATTTTCAACAGCAGTTACACAAGCACCTGAAGCTTATCTTATTAGAGCATTAAAACATGCAGCTAATGGAGAGTTCTTTAGGGTTGTTGAAAGGGTAGGTTTAGATGACCTAGTAAAAGAAAGACAATTAATCCGAAGCACTCGTCAAGAGTTTGAAGAGGATAACAAGATGAAGCCTTTGTTATTTGCAGGGCTTTTATTTCAGGGTGGAGTAATTAGTTATCAAGCTAATCTACAGTCTGGAGGATTGGGTGCTAGATACCTAGGAATAGGAAATAGTAAACAATATAGAGAAGATACAATTACTATATCATTAAGATTAGTTTCTGTATCTACAGGAGAAGTGTTGATAGAAAACTTGGTGTCTAAAAGTGTTTTATCAACAAGTATTTCTCAGGACATATTTCGTTTTATTGAAGCTGGTACTGAACTAGTAGAAATAGAAGGAGGAGTTGCTGAGAATGAAAGTGTTTCTATAGCCTTACAAAAAGCTGTAGAGACTGGAGTATTTAATATCGTAAACATAGGAATAGAAAGGGGCTATTGGGAATATGAATAAATTAATATTAATTGGTTTGACTGTTATGTCTATAATGACTTATGCAGCAGACAACGAAATTTATATTGAGCAAAGTGGAGATACTGCTAACTTAGATTTAGAACAACTAGGTTCAGCTAATATTATTGGAGGGTTGAACTCTGTTGCAGGAACTTTAACGCCTTTAGATTTAGACGGCAGTACAATGACGCTTGATATAAACCAAATTGGTTCTACTAACAGTTTCTTAGGAGATATTTGGGCTGATAACTTTACAGGCTTTTTTGAATTTGACGGAAGTAATAATGAGTTTGCTATACAAGTAGACCCTAGTAATACTTACGGAGCAGATGGGTCTGATGTTAATGTAGATGTTACTGGAAGCAGTAATGATTTTACATTAGACTTAGCTACCAGTTCAATGGCTAGTAATACAGATTTAGATTGGATTATCAATGGTGATAGTAACACATTTGATTTTGATATAAATTATGATGGTGCTACTAATTATGTAGATGTTGATGGAGACAGCAATACTGTAAACTTTACAGGTCAAGGATATGCAGGAGGTTACTTCTATCTTGACCAAACAGGAAACAGTAGAACTTTTAACATTCAACAACTGAGTACACTTGATAATGACTGGCTTAAAATTTTATCTACTGGGGATTCTGGCACTATCTGCGTCATACAAAATGATGGCGGAACAGCAGTCGGATGTTAATGTAGGAAACATAACAGAACTAAATGGAGTAGGCAGAGTTGTAAGGGATGAAACCTTTAACGCTGCCTTATCTCTAGATATAAATAGTTTTGATAATGTCCAAACTTCTAACGGAAGAATAGGCATTACTTTTTTAGATGACAGTCAAGTTCGTTTGACTGAACATTCTGAATTAATTATAGACGAATTTATATACGACCCTGACCCATCTAAATCTAAGATGGCTTTACAATTTGCTAGTGGAACTGCAAGGTTTATTACTGGTAAATTATCTACAATAAAAAAAGAAAATATTTTTATAGAAACTCCTAGTGCTACTATAGCAATTAGGGGTACAGACTTTACTGTTACAGTAGACGAGCTAGGCAGAAGTCTAGTTATATTATTACCAGACAACAAGGGACTTCCAAGTGGAGAGATTGTTGTTGCTACTGCTATAGGACAAGTTGTTCTTAATAAACCTTATCAAGCTACTACAGTTTCTGTTTTTGAAGCTTCTCCAACTAAACCAGTTATTCTTGACTTGACTCTAGAGTTAATAGATAACATGTTAATTGTAAATAAACCACAGGAAATAGAACAAGAAAATGAGAGAGAAAATGGAGGGAGCAATACTAGTATTTTGGATGTTGACTTCCTTGACTTTGATGATTTAGATGTAGATTACTTAGCAGAAGATGACCTAGAGTTCACAGAACTTGACATAAATTATTTAGATGTAAATTTTTTAGAAGACTTATTAGACATTATAGAAGATGTAAATGAACTAGACCAAACAGAAACTTTGTTAAGAACTGATATAGATATAAAAGGAACACAGATAGGGTATGACTCATCTACACAAATAAATACTTTTCTTACAGATAATGTATTAACTTTATATAAAACTTTAGAAGATACTATTAGATTAGATTTAGATAGAAGTAATGCTTATACAGTATTGTTAATACAAAATGGTAAAAGCACACAGATAATTATTAATGGTGGTAGTAGTTCTACTATTAAAATTACACAAGGAGATTAAATGAATCGTCAAAGATTTTTATATTTTAAATATGGTTTTCCTTTAACTCGGTTGGCTAACAATATAGATATCTTAATATGAAATGGAATTCTATCCTTATAGCTTTACTAACTATACCTTTATTATTTAATTTAGTTCCTTTAGAAATATTAAGATTAAAAACTTTTGATGCTCTTGTTCAGACTCCTGAACCTACAGGGTATTTTTCCATACTAAACTTAGACGAAGACTTTGTTAATGAACAAGGAGGATATCCTTTACCTCGTGCAACCCTAGGAATAATTCACCAAGAGTTACTAGAAGCAGGAGCTTTAGGTGTTGGATGGGTAATGCTCTTTCCACATCCAGATAGAATGAAAGGAGATGAGGAATTTAGTTATGCTTTATCTTTAAGCCCTAGTGTTATTGCAATGCCTGAAGTTAATAATGGTAACTATCCTAAGACACACGGCACAGTTATCAAAGGGCCTATAATAGATATAGAAAAGGCACCAGGATTTTTAGAGAACATAGATATACTTAAACAGTCTTCATCACAGGGAGCTATCTCTGCTCCTGTAGATGTAGATAATTTAGTTAGGCGTATTCCTCTACTACAACAAACTCCTAATGGATGGGTAGCTTCTTTTGGTACAGAGGTCTTAAAAATATTAGGTGGTGGCAATACTTATCAGATAATTACTAATGAGAATGGTATTGAGATGGTAAGGGTTAGAGGATTAGAGCCTATACCTACAGATAGTGTAGGCCGCAAATGGATATCTTGGGTTGATACTCCTCAAACTACATTAAAAGAAATGAATGTTGCTAACAAGTTTGTGTTCGTAGGTTTTACTGCTAAAGGAATATCTCCACAACTTGCAACTCCTGGAGGATTATTAGAGCCACATAAAATTCAAGCAGCCTTAGCAGAAAGTATTTTATTACCCACGCCAACTATTCCTGACTATAGATTATTAGCAGAACTTTTATTATTAATAAGTTCTACTTTCTTAATTGGTTTTATTATTAGAGTAAGCGGTATTACTTTAGGTATTGTTGCAGCAGGAAGTTTATTAACTGGTGTAGGGTATGGTGGTTATTATTTAGTTCAACAAAATTTATTAATAGATGTTACATGGAGTATGACAAGTATGACACTTGTAGCAGCTCAACAATTTTATCTTAACTTTAGAACTCAATTTAAATTACGACAACAGATTAGAAAACAATTTGAGACTTACTTAGACCCAAGACAAGTAGCAGAGCTACAGAAAAATCCTGGGCTTTTAAAGTTAGGTGGAGAGAGAAAAGAACTTTCTTTCTTGTTCACAGACATAATGGGTTTTACTCCAGTCTCTGAAGTCTTTAAAAATAAAGATGACCCGGAAGGTTTAGTAGAACTTATTAATACTTATCTTGATAAGATGACAAAAATTATATTAGCTAATGGCGGTACTATAGATAAATATATGGGTGATTGTATTATGGCTTTTTGGAATGCTCCTATTGATTGTCATAACCATGCAGAGCTTGCTATTAAATCTGCAATAGAAATTGAGCAGGCTACAATAGAACTTAATAAACAATTCAAAGACCAGGGATTAGACCTACCTCCAATTAATGTAGGGACAGGAGTTAATACTGGAACTTGTATTGTTGGCAACATGGGAAGTGAAACTAGGTTTGATTACTCTGTTGTAGGAGACGCTGTTAATTTAGCTGCAAGATTAGAAGCTACGGCTGGTAGAAATGACTACAAACAATGGAAAATAATTATATCTGAGTACACAAAAGAGTTAGCAGGTTCTAATTTTAACTATGAAATGATAGATAGTATCTTAGTCAAGGGAAAATCAGAGCCAATTACCATTTATTTTCCTAAATCCCATCAGAGCTAAGCAGAGCTTGTCTAAGAAACAATAGGTCTTTTTAATAGTAAGGCCTAGGTTGCTATGAGATATGCTCTTAGAAGCTATTGTATGAGGTCGTTTTTTCTATAAAGCTTGAATTTCTCTTTGTAAATACAAATGTAGGGGTTTAAGTTTAGCATCTGCTCTTTCAATTAAAGTTTTAATTATTTTCTTATCATGCTCTGCAAAAATACTATCTACTTTCTCTGGAGGAAAGGAAGATATCTCTGATACTATCTTTCCATCAGGAGTTAATAACACTTTAAAGCTTATTAAGTTTCCTTCGTCCTTATTATTCCTTTTCATTTTACTTTGTTCCTTAATCCAGTTGTACTGAAATTGTGTTGTCTTTTATTATAGTAAACTTTAATGGCTCTGTTCTCGCAAATATCTTTTCCAGTAAACCATTTGTCTTCAAAATTATATTCCTCTCCTATGATTCTAACATCTAAAGGAAGAGTGTTTAAAATATCTTCTAGTTCTTTTTCTGTATGATACACAATAGTATCATCTACCCATCTAACTGCTTTAACTTGTAGCTGTCTTTCTACAATACTTTGAATAGGTTTATTCTTTTCAGGCCTGTCGGTTGAAGGGTCTGTTTGTATAGCTACTAATAGATGGTCGCATTTTTCTTTAGCTTCTTCAAACATTACTACATGACCTGCATGTAATAAATCAAAAGCTCCGCAAGTTATTCCTCTAATCATATTAAGATTTGTGTTATTAAATTTTTAAGAAGTAGGACTAAGCCTGCTGCATTTAAAATAATCAATGCCCTATCCTTCCAGATTATTCCTACCCATAACCATCCTATTACTCCAACAACAGACAGACATAAATCTATAGGTGTTAATTCTGGTATGCCTCTAATGGACATAGCTGCTAAAATAAAACAACTACTTACCCATTTAACATACCAGGATACATCTCCTTTAGGAGTTATAGATTTAAAATCAAATTTACTTTTCAAAGCTAGAGAAAGTTATATTGTTTTGGCGGCCTCGTAGACCAGCCTTCATGTAAGTAGTAGCTCTACCTTCAAAGAAGTTTTGATGTTCTACTCCCATTACTTCATCTAACCAAGGTAAAGGATTTTCTCTTTGGTCGTAATTAGTTTTAAGTCCTAACTGTAACAACCTTCTGTCTGCTATGTATCTATTATATTTATACATATCTTCTTTAGTTAATCCTTGTATGTCTCCCATAGCAAACACTAAATCTAAAAACTTATCTTCAAGCTCTACCATATCTCTACAGATTTGATATAGCTCTCCTTTAAAATCATCTGTCCATATCTCTATGTTCTCTTGTATAAACTCTCTAAACAATTTAGTCATTGCTTCAACATGCATGGACTCATCACGAATAGAGTAAGTAACTATCTGTCCCATTCCTTTCATTTTACCAAACCTAGGAAAGTTTAATAAGATTGCAAAGCTACTAAATAGTTGTAATCCCTCTGTAAATGCTGAGTAAACAGCTAAGGTTTTAGCTATTGTTTTTTTATCAGACTTTAAAGGTTTAAACTCTCCAACATAATCATGTTTGTCTGCCATCTCTTCATACTCTGCAAAAGCTTTGTACTCTATCTCAGGCATACCAACTGTATCAAGCAGTAAACTGTACGCATCTTGGTGTATTGATTCCATGTTAGCAAAAGAACTCATCATCATTCTTGCTTCAGGCTTTTTAAATATAGGCATATACTTATCTATATACCCTGCACCTACATCTACATCTGACTGAGTAAACAGTCTAAAGATTTGCGTAAGTAAATACTTTTCACTTTCTGATACATCCTGCCAATCTTTTACATCTGTATGTAATGGTACAGACTCAGGCATCCAATGCATTTGGTTTTGTAGTTTATAATACTCATACATCCATGGGTATTCAAACGGCTTATAGTAATCTCTATCTTGTGTTAGACTCATTTTATTTTCTCCTTATCGAAATTGTCTTCCTTCAAACCAAGCTACAATAGTACGCCTAGTTCCTTTTGTTATTGGTGTTACTCTATGTGATAAGAAAGAAGGGAAGATTAATACTGCTCCCTTTTGTCTCATCTCTTCTTTAGGTAGAACTGTTCCTTGTCCGTCATTCAACTGGAAGTCTCCACCCTCGTACTCATAGCCATCTGTAAGTTGTAATGTTAAACTTAACTTTCTATGAAATGCGTTTGGCGTATCAACAAAAGTGTCTATATGCCAATCGTAATGGTCTCCTGGTGCCTCATATATAGTGTACTGAACACTATCTAAATAACTGACATCAAAAGAAAAGTTTTCTCTGTTAGCTGCGTTTACAAAATTCCAAAGTCTTGATTGAATGAAACTCCATAATTCATATTGTTCTGGATTGTTAGCTCCTATCCATCCTGTTTTACTTTTTCTAATTTTAAGTTCAGTTGAAGAGTTTACTTCTCCAACTACAGCTTCTTTAATATCTAATAACTTGTCTGCTTCCCTGTTTATATAGTCAACCTCTTCGTGAGAAAAACCATTTGGGAATATCATATTACTTTTCATTTAACCCTCGCAAGCGATACACTCGCTATCATCTAATCTAATTCTTGGTATCTTAACATTTACATTCTCTACATTTCTTGCAGCATTTGACCTAAAGTAATATAAAGATTTTAATTTATTCATACCATACCAATGAACATCATGCACATACTGTAAGTAATCATCATGTACTTCCTGGGGTTCAGTAGTCTTAGGTAAAGTAAAGAAGAGATTAACTGACTGTGCTTGACAAACATATTGCTGTCTTTGATAAGCATGTTCAACTATCCATATTTGATTTATCTCGTTAGCAGTTTTAAATACTTCTTTCTCTTCATCTGTTAAAACTTCTAAGTGTTGAACTGAACCTTCCGAACCTGAAATACTTTTCCAAATACCTTCAAGCTCTTTAGCTTTAAGTCCTTTTCCTTTTAATATCTTTTCTAAGAATTTATTCTTTACTTGATAGCTTCCTGATAAAGTTTTATGTGTATATGCGTTAGCACGAAAAGGCTCAATACTAGGGGAAGTACCACTACAGATAATACCAGAGCTAGCGTTAGGAGCAATAGCGAGAAGGTGAGCATTCCTACGGCCTGAACCATGGACATCAGGAGCTTCACCCCTTTGTTCTGCCAACTGTTCAGACGCTTTTTGTGCTTTATCCTTAATAAGTTTAAATGCTTTATTGTTAAACCCAACAGCAAATATGCCTTCAAAAGGAATTTTTTTAGATTGGAGATAAGCATGGAACCCCATAGCCCCAAGACCAATGCTGCGTTCCCTATATGCAGAGTAAGCTGACTTAGCATAGCCACGCTTCCCTTTATAAATATGTTTTTTAAATCTCGTAAAGTCTGCACTTCGTCCTCCTAAATGTGTCGTGTCTACTGCGTTATCAATATAATGTTCTAACACATTGTCCAACATGGTTATTAAATCTTGTATGAATAAAGGATGTTCAGACCAATCATCAAAATGTTCTAAGTTTACAGAAGACAAACAACATACTGCTGTCCTCTCTTCGTCTGTTGCTAATGTTATCTCTGAGCATAAGTTGCTTTGTTTTATACTAAGCCCTAAATCTTTTTGCTCTTTTGGTAAAGCTTCATTACATGTATCTATATTTAACATGTAAGGCTCCCCTGTTTCTGCTCTAGCTATTAGTATCTGCCACCATAAATCTCTAGCCTTAACAGTTTTAACTGCTTCGTTTGTCTTAGGGTCTATTAATCTCCAATCAGTATCTGATTCTACGGCTCTTAAAAAACTATTAGTTATGTTAATACCATTGTGTAGGTTTAAACATTTTCTATTTATATCACCGCCACTTTCTTTTCTTACATTTATAAACTCTTCAATTTCAGGATGAGAGATATCTAAGTATGCAGCATACGAGCCTCTCCTGGTAGTGCCTTGATTAAAGGCTAACATTTGTGAGTCAACTACATGGAGGAAAGGAATACTTCCAGTAGAACGACTGCCATGAGCAGTAGGAATACCATTGCTTCTAACATTCCCCCAATATCCACCAATGCCTCCACCTGAAGATGCGAGCCATATATTCTCATCATAATGAGCAGAAAGCCCACCCCTACTGTCAGGTACATAATTAAGAAAACAACTGATAGGAAGCCCGCGAGTTGTACCTCCATTACTAAGTATAGGAGTGCTGAACATGAACCAACGAGAGGAACTGTAGTCATAAAGGCGTTGAGCCAATTCAAAATCTGTCTTACCTTTATAGGTAGCTCCGAAAACGGAGGCTCGTCCAAGGGCTTCTTGTGCATGTGTTTCTCCTTCCCAAAAATATCTGTCTTTGAGTGTGTCTATACTAAATTTATCAAAAGTTTTTTCTTTATCATAATCTATTTCAATTCCTAAGTAAGGCTTAGTTCCTATCTTATCTTCCATTGTCATCTTCCTCTCCAGTACAGTACAATGCTATAACTGCGTAATGAATTATCTTTAATAATTCTTTTTGTTTTTCATCCTTCTTACCACACCTCATAGCATACTTCATTATATTTCCAATGCAAAAAGATTCTCCGTGGCCTGCGTCTATAATCATATCTGTTGCTTGATACTTTCCGTTAGCATAGTGTTGATTATAAGTGTTGCCTATATACGCTTTAACTTCATTTAAAATCTTATCTTCTTTAAATTTATAATTAGGCATTCTTCCATTCCTCTGGTAAAGTATCTTCACTATACCAAGTAAAATCATTTGTCTCAGCCCACTCAGCATGAGTTCTCTTAGTACCATTTCTTCTTATCTTGGCACCAGGCATAGGTGAAAAAGGTTTTTGAAAAAGAAATACTAATTCATAATTCTTAGGTAAAGCAGTACGAATATGTATATACTTATTATACTCCGAGTAATCCCAAAATCTACCCTTTGCTTCTAATAAGATAGTTTTATTTTTAATAACTTTAACAAAGTCAGGTTCGTACTTATGTTTAATAGTGTAATGAATGTTATCCCAATGATGTATCCATTTCTGCAACACAGTTTCATGTAGTGTTGCTTCCCACAAACTGTCATACCCTTTAGGAACATTAACTTTTTTAGGCCGTGGTTTTCTTGGAACTCTTCTAGGCATTGAAGTCTTCTAATCCTATATCATCTAAACTCTTACCATTCTTTAATGCTTTCTTAATTCTATTCTGTATCCATTTAAAAGACCAAGCAGATGTTGTTAGCTGTCCTTGGATAAAGTTATGAGTTTGAGTAGGTAACATTCTTATAGCGTCTTCAGGCTTCATCTTTGCGGCCTCTTCCTCAGAAACTAAAGTCTTAACCCAAGCGTATAATATAACTAAACTTTTCTTTCTTATTGCTTTTGCTTTTCTTCCATTCATATTAATACTTCCTCAACATTTGGTTGCTTAACTACAGTTGTTAGGTAGGCATTACCTTTAGCATACTTAAATATTCTTAGACCTGCTCCATCATTTGCTTCCTTATGACATTCAAATTTATAAGGACACCAATTACATTGTCTAGGTAACTTCATGTTGCCACTTTTGCCTTCAGCTATAGGCTTATAGCAGAAATCAGGGGCTGTAGAACTCTTAGTTATTTTCTTAATTGTATCTATTCTGTTTTTAATATTAGGTTTATCAAAGTCATCTGGTTTAAAGAACACTATCTCGCCTGACTCTTTGTTCATTACTAAGAAGCCTCCTTCCTCTGTCTTCATAGCTTCTTCATACCCTGCTAACTGAGCTAAGTATCCAAACCCATCATCCTCAGCTAAAGTTCCTTCATTAAATTTCTTGAAAGCAAAACCAGAAGCTGTCTTAACATCTACAACCTCTCCGTTAATAGTGCAGTCCATGTGTCCTTTGATACCTTTAACTGTTACTTCTTTCTGTTCATGGTCAACCTCATGGCCTGCCATCTTGACAAAAGTTAGCATAAGAACTTCTAATAAATGACCATAAAGAAATTTGATATACATACTAGGATGTAATTCCTTTACAGTTTTATCTTTAGAGTTTATGTCATACCAAAGTTGTCTATCAGGTTTCCCTATGTTAGACATCCTTAGTCCTGGCTTAACTTCATTACTTATCTTTTGAGGAGTAGCCCAATGTTTTAATGCTGCGGCCATCTCTACACCAAAAGTTTCTAAAGTATCATCTGATATTTTTAATTCTTTTCCCTTAGCTATTACACCAATAGTATTATATATATCTTCTACAAGCGTGGAGTTATTCTTCTTTATCGTCTTCATCTAGTTTATCCTTGAATGCTTTTATTACATCACTTGAAAACAATTTTTGCAAGTTGACTAAGAACATTCTACTTGCGTTATGGTCTCCGCCTGATACAGTTTTAAAAGAATCTAATTCATTAACAATAGTTCTTAACATGTTAGTATCAAAAACTAAAGTACAAAACTCATTGTCTCCTACACATAAGTTATGAAACCAATAGTCAGCTTCTGTTGTTTTAATACCAGAAGGTTTACCATAAGACTCGTATTCAATGCAGATGTTTCCTGTCTTCATCCACATTCCTCTCTCTGATTTAACCTCAATCTTTTTACCTGTCAGCATCTTAGCAATCTTTTCTTCTCTTATCTCTCCATACTCTAAATCTAAATCAAACTTCTTTCTATCTTCTTTAATGGGTTTCACTCCAATCTCCTCCTATGCGATACTCAGCATCCAAGGGACACCTCATGTTATAATAATCAGCAGTCTTTCTTATTGAGTCAACTGCTACTTCTCCCACAAATTCTGCGTTCTTTTCTTTTGTTTCAACCTGCCACTCATCATGTACATTTGCTACTATTTTAAAAGGAACTGCATTTAATCTAAGCGTGTCATAAAAAATAACTAAAGCTCTCTTCATTACTATAGCTCCTGCACTCTGCAATAAAGTATTTAAAGCTGCATGTTGGTGCCTAAGTTTTATCTTTCTTCCGTCTAGTCCTTTGAGGAACCCTCTTTTAGACGCTGTATCAACTCTTGCTTTAAGAGATTTGAATGCTGAGAGACCACTAAGAAAGCGTTCTCGCATTCTTGCACCTTCTTTTCTGCCTCCTCCAATAATGCTACCAATCTTTTCATCTCCTGCTCCGTATATGAGGGCATAGATGAAAGTTTTTGCCTCATCTCTTGATTCAAGTCCAGCAAGTTTTTGATTAGCTGTGTGTATATCTCCGTTAAGAATTTCATTTGTGTACTCCTCATCAGCCATATAGTGTGCTAATAATCTTAGTTCTAATTGACTTGCATCTATACCTACAAGTTTATTTCCTGGGTCTACAGTCCAACAAGCTCTACATTCTTTACCATAAGGATTATAAATACTTGGTATCTGTGCCATGTTAGGATTTCTATGAGTCATCCTTCCTGTTATAGCTCCGTTAGATATAACAAAGCCATGAACCCTGCCGTCTTCTTCAACCGCTTCTACCCAGGATTGTATCTGAGCTATTCGTTTTTGAACTAATAAGAACTCAGCTATTAAATTAGCTTCGTGTATATGTTCTATCTTTTTAAGAGTAACCTCATCTACAATAGGCTGCCCTGTAGGAGTAAACCTATTAGGCTTCCATCCAAAATCAATAAGATATTCTCCTATTTGTTTCCTGCTGCCTAAATTAAACTCAACTAATTTCTTACGAGTAAAAGTAGAATGGTCTCCACTTGCTACTCTTTCTTTGTATTCATCCTCAGTCAGTCCTCTCTTACCTAAAGTTCCATCTTGTTTTATAAAAGGAGTTACCTCTCTTACATCAACCCACTTAGGTTTAAAAGTATTGTGTACTTCCTCCTCAACTTCTTTCTTTCTTTTGTTTAACTTACTAAGTAATAACATGGCGGCCTGCTCATCAAAAGCAAAGCCGTCTTTCCTTTGTTCATCTACAATTTTAAACACGCTATGTTCTAAGTTAAAAGATTCTTTTGAAAAACCTTTAGCAACTTTGAGTAAGTGTAAGTATAGTTTTCTATTTAACTTTACATCTTGGATACAGTAATCCAACATCTCTTTGTTGTATTCTGTAAAGTCTTCAGGGGACTCCCCTTTCTGGCACTCTAAGTCAAAGCCCCAGTTCTTTAAGCTATGTCCTTTCTCTTTATTAGGATTGATAAGTCTTGATATAACTAAGGTATCAAATACTTTTGCACTCAATGATAAATCAACACCTGTTAAATTTTTAATGACAGGTAAATCAAAACCTATTATGTTATGACCTACTAAGATATCTGCCTTTGCTAAAAACTCAATGCCTTTATCTATCTCATGTGGTTCAAAAGTATATACCTTATTGTAGTCATCAATAGCAACAATACACCATATCTTAGTAGCAAGTATGTCATCTGTTTCTATATCAAATACTAATTTCAAAATGGACAAGCCTCATTGTCAACCTCTAATTCAGAAAGGTCTGCTTCAGATAATCTTCCTGTCTCTACATCATATACCAAAGAGGTGGCCATCCCTACATCACCTGTATATCTAGACTTTAAAACCCTAAGCTTAGAAGTTCTAGCCTCAGTCTCATCTTCAGCCTGTTGGTTTCTTTCAATAGCTATAACACAATCACTAAGCTGCCCTATACTATTAGACCCTCTGAGATGAGATAGAGATACTTCAATACCATTCTCATGTCCTTTGTTTCCATCCACTCTTCTAAGATGTGATACCAATATTATACCAGCCCCGGTTTCTTCTACCATGCTTCTTAACCTAGTCATAATATTATCTATGGCTCGTCTCTCATCTCCTTCAGCTAATGCAGATACTAACATGTGTAGATGGTCAACTACTATCCACTTACAATCGCATCCTACTATTAAGTATCTAAGCTTAGCAAAGATAGCATCAATGTCGTTTGTCCCAAAGTGTGCATGAACAAAAACTCTATCATTACTAAAAGTTTTATCATACATTTCTTCTAGTGTAGTCCTATCAATACTCTCTCTTATGTGGTCAATGTATAACCTGGCGTCTGCTTCAATAGATAGAACACCATCAACTGTTCTCTTCCAATCTTCTTCTAATGCTATGATACCTACATTGTCCTCTGTCTGATTAATAATCCAATGTTCTAATTCTCTAGTGATACTAGACTTACCAAGACCTGTACCACCTGTAAGTGTTACGAGTTCTCCCTGTCTCATACCATATAGTTTTTTATTCAACCCTTCCCATGGATAAGGTACGCTTTCTTTCTTTTCTCTATTAAAGAATTGTTCTTTCTTTTCTGATACTCTTATTATTCCACTAGGAGTATAGACCTGTGCATCCCACCAACTCCTTGTAAACTGCTCATACTTTTTCTGTTTAAGCATATCGTTAGGGTCTTTAAATCCGTTAGGTAGATTAACTATCTTAGCCTTTCCAGGTTTCAGTATTGTAGCCACCTCAATGGAAGCTTTCTTTCCTGCAGCATCATTATCAAAACAGATAACAATATTGTCAAAGCTTTCAACATACTCTAGGTTTTCTTTTACATCTCTTACTGCTGAGGCCGCACCTCTTTTAATAGATACGCAAGCCCACTTACTACCCATGAGTTCAAATGCGGCCATAGCATCACACTCTCCCTCAGTAATAGTAAGGAACTTACCTCCCTCTTTAAATAAATGTTGACCAAATAATCCTGTATCTTTTATATCTCCTTGGGTTATAAATTTTTTATCCCTAGTATATCTAATTTTATTACCAGACAATTCGTTATTAATAAAGTAAGGGTAGACATGCTGAGCTATCTCTCCCTGACTATTATATACAACCTTAACACCATACTTCTTTGCTGTCTCTGAGCCTATGCTTCTATCAGATAGAGAGGCATAAGAGCTACCATTAACATTAAGTAATGGAGAGACTGTTTCTTTAGGTGGTTCTTGGTAGAAATCATCCTCAGTATTCTGTTCATACTTTGGAAAAAATTTATCGCAACTAAAACATTTAGCTGAGCCGTCTTCATTAACGGATAGTGCGTCTGAACTTTTACATTCTGGACATGGTAGGTGGTACTTCGTAAACTTTGACACTTCTTTAGACATGGGTTCTCCTTGAAAAGCGGGGCTAGCTACAAGGTATGGAGAACATTTCCTTGTGTCTAACAGGAGAGTTGCTTATAACTAGCCCCTAAAATTGATTGGTAGTTTTACACATAGACTACCAAAACTATGGCTAATTACTTAGCTTTCAGGGGTCTCCTCTTCCGTAGAGTTCTCCGTCTCTACTTCCTCTACTTCCTCTTCGTGTGCAGCAATAAGAGCTTCAGGATTTGTGGCACATAAATGTTCTAAGTTTTTCCTATGTGCTACACCTGCAATACTTAACGCTTCCTTTACTACCTCAATGGTAGAAACTTTATTAACAATAACCTTTGCCTGGGTCTTGACTGACTCATCCCCTATTGCATTGATATCGTATTTAATAATACCATCATTGGTACTGATACTTACTATCATTAAAACTCCTCCCCACCTTCAACGGCATCAAGCTCATCTCCATCACCAGACTTATAAGATACTAAGTCCAAGACTTGCATAGCTTGAAAGTCTAAACCTTTAAAGTCTCCGTACTTGTTTGAGGTTTCCCACTCATTGTACTGTACTTTAACATGACTGCCGTTTCCAATCAGTTCATCCATTGGCACCTTATCTTTATCAAAAAGCTTTGGTGCTTTCCTAACCATTCCACTCGGCCCATTGACCTTACGCTTAATAGTTATTGCTCTGCCGACAGGTTCATCTCCAATCGTGAGGTCTTTAACTTTAAATCCTCTCGCTTGAAAGTCATCTGCGACTTTATCTTCTATTACTAAATCAACTGTATATACAGGGTCAAAAGTCGTGTTAGGACTAGACGCTGAAACCCAGTATGCTTTACCTTCTTGTATTGCCATATTAAATTCTCCTTTATTGGCTAGTTAAAATTAAATTATACTACTAGTTTTGCTGTACTGCAAACAAAATATCGTAGACTGTTGAGGTGCTTCTCTCTCCCAAGGTAATTTTAAATTCATCTTTACCTTTTAGATACTCAACTACATGGCCTCGGATAACATCAGGATTATCCATGAGATACTCATTGAATGCAGTATAACCTTCAATGTCTAGGATACATTCTTCTGGACTTACTATCTTATACATCATAGTTAAACTCCATGAGTCATGTGTTCGTAAGCATCTGGACAATCATCAAGAGGTTCTCCGCACATACAGATATCCTCATCTCCATGGTCTACAAAGTGTTCGTTTGGTTCAGGTTCTTCTTCAACAGAATTATTATTCCAAACATCTACTATCATTTCATCTGTTGAGTCATCAATGTAAACAGTCTTTCCGTTTACAATAACATAACAACAATCTGCTGTTCTTACATCTACTATCATACATTAATCCTAATGGGTAGCCTACAATCTGAGGCTTCTATGTTTTCATTATAGATAATAGCATCATCCAAATACACACGCAATGCTTTGAATAGTCTAGAGTTTGCTTTGCCTTCCATTATTTTGGCAGCAACTACTCTACCTTGGGATATATCATAAGCAATTACAAGCCTAACATCCCTGCTAAAAGTAATCTTAGTTATGTACTCGCCTAGGTTTACTGACCTATCTATACTAGGACACTCTCTAATTGTGTTGTCAACAACTATTGGCTCCCTAATAGGAGCCTCTACTTCCTCAACAATATCTTCTCTTACTTCTACAATAGGTTCAGGAACTATTAACTCTCCTGTTAATACTCCAAAGCCTCCTGTTGCTGAAGTCTTTACCTCATCTATCTCTTCATATAACTCATTAAGCTTTCGTTCCGTTTCGTCTTGATGGTTCCGTGTCGCTTCGTCCTGCATATCTTTATACAATTCAAAAAAAACATCCATCTCATTTAGCCTCATGTCTAGTTCGCTTAGTCTTGATACTGCATTCCTGGTGAAAATAATATGCCTATCTAGTAGCTCATTCCGTTCCGTCATTGCGGCCTGTAGATTAGATAAAGAATTAACTTTCTTATCTAACTCATACATCTGCTGCCTTAACATTCTGGTATCATCATCAACCATCTTTAGCCCTGTATAAGTAAACAAAGCTAAAGCTCCTATCATTATTAAAAAAACAACTCTATTAATTATGCTTTTCATTTCTATTCTCCTTTTGTTTGCGTCTTGTTTTTATTTTATAGTCATCATCCATTGTTAGATATATGCCGTAAGTCGCAAACAACATACCTAATACAAAGATAAAGGTTAGTAAAAAGTTAAGGACAGTAGCCCCTTCAATAAAGATAATCATTTCACCACCCTTACAAGAGGCTTCAACTGAAAACCCCAAGCCCAATGTCCGTTGTCAAGATTAATGATTACATCTCTATCTTTTATTCTATTCCATTCTAGTTTATTAAACTCATCTCCTCTCTTGCTGTTAGGTTCATCACATAATGTAATGGTTCCGACAACTGCCCTTTCGTAGGGTTCAGTTCCCCAAGACCCTGCCCATAATACTGTGTCTCCTATACTAAGCATTCCATGGTGCCTTTCTTTCATACTCATACTCATTCTCCATATTGTTTAAGTCTTTGTTAGACATAGCGTAATGGCTAATACTAACTAAGAACATTATTATTAAATCTTTAATTGGTGGCTCATCTAGTTCCACATAATTTAGCATCTCTTCTAAAACAAATTCCTGTAGGTCATCCATTAAATCAGGACGCATCTTTTTTAATTCAGGTATCTCATCTATCTCTAGTATTATCCTATCAACAGAATGTTCAACCCAACTATCGTGGCCTGTATTACTCACATTGCACCTCCTTTAATTCTTCGTCAGTATATTTACCATCACAATTTAAGCAAAGACTAAGACCACATTGTTCTTGCATTGCTCGTTCATCTTCTTTCCTTCCACATAATTCACAGTTCATTACTCGCCTCCATATTTTTAAGTATATGCTTGATAACAGATACTGTCCATCCATTACCTAGCATGTGAAATCTTCTTGTATTACTAACGCCTTCTGTATATCCATCAGGAACAGTTTGTAATCTCTCTGCTTCAAGAGGAGTTATACATCTCCAAAAAATCTTTTCATCTTTTATGTTGTCAGAAAACAAATCTGTTTGTATAGGTGGATAGGCCTCTGCCTCTCTTCCTTCTTCACAATTAACTTTAGGTTTTCTATTACCTCCTCCGCATGTATTTAATGTAGGAGATTTACCAAGCCTACTATAAATTCTTTTTAATATATCGTGTCCGTTAATATCAGTAGCTGTCCCCACTCTTTGAGGAACTAGGGTCATGCCATTATTACCTGCACCTTTATACATAGAGGCTGACATACATAAAGCTTTCTCATGTTCTTCTTTATGATGTTTGATATTTCGTTCCGTTAATTTTGTTGGCCTAGCTTGTGGTTCATCTTCTAGTATATCTTTAAGAAGAACACCTGACTCTGTAGGCTGAGTGATATTAGGAATGTTAGTCCAATAATATCTTTGTCTTGATTGGGCTGAAAGTTTAGAACTATTTATAAAGATAGGTTGAACACCTAAATACTCAGAGATAACATCTAAACTTTCTTGTTTCATCCTTACATTTTCTAACAAAAAGTATTTAGGTTTTAATTCTTTTACTAACCTAACAAACTCAAAGAACAGTTTGCTCCTTGGGTCTTCAAAGTTTAATCTGTTTCCTGCAAAGCTAAATCCTTGACATGGACTGCCACCCATAATCAAATCTATTTGAGGTAAGTCTATTACTTTTAACTTTGAGATATCTCCTACTTGTATTGTATTAGGAAAGTTCTTTTGAGTTATCTGCATAGCATAAGTATCTATCTCGCTTGCATAATATTTATCTACCTTTATACCTAATTGTTGTAGAGCAATTTGTCCACAACTCATTCCATCAAAGCAACTTAGTACATTCATTATTGTTCTCCATAAAAATAATTTGCCTATTAATAGTAAAACAACTGTTGTTAATTTTCAAGTCCTCTCTTATACTAACTATATAGTTCTTAATAACTCTATTAAGAAATCATAAAACCATTATTAAAAAACAAGAAGAAATTAATTAGAACTATATAGTCTTTATAGTTCATTCCTGGTATGGAGCTTGTCCCTCCTAATAGGCCGTCAATAGTTTTGCTGCAACATCAAACTATTAGCTCTCTATAAAGAAACAATAAGTTGACAAAATATTTCTGGTCTTTTATTATTTGTTTGTCTAACAAATTAAATGGAGAATATTATGACAACATTAAAAGAATATGTAGGCGGTAATTTATTTATGCTACCGAATGATGAAGAGGGACAAGAGTGCCTTAGACTTATGAGGAAGTATGTAAACAGAAAGCTTATTAAAACTATAAGAGCAAGAGGTAGAGGAAGTAGAACAGCACCTGCCTTAGCTAACGGAAGAAGTCCTAGAGCTTACGACCAAAGCTTACCATTAGAACATTCAGAAAGACTAAGTATCTACATGGACTATAAGGATGATGCACCCAACCATCTCAACAGTTCATATCTAAACAATCAGATATGGGAACAGAAAAAAAATATTAACAAACAAAGTCAATACATAAAAGACTTGGAACATAAGTTAGATGTTTTAATTTCTTGTGTTGATTTAGAGAAGTTAATGTCCGCAATGGAAAGAGAGATATCCTATAAAGAAAGGAATGGAAAGAGAGATGATATCATAAGAGATGTTTTTAGATTGGTAATGGAAGACTGATTATGCATATAGTATTTACAGAAACTAAAAGAATTATCATGGAAATAAAAGACCATGATTTACTACCGCCTGATTGGTTCAAAGATAGTGAGTATGAGTATGGGAATTGGTCAGACTGTGAAATTATTAATGAGTTCAAAGAACTAGGAGATATAGTGCAAGAAGAAACATTAACATTAGACTTTGAAGGAGAGTGCTAGATGAACTACATAATTAAAATAGCACATGGCACAGAATATTTTATAACCGCCAACACATTATTAGATTTATATAATCAATTAACAAAACTAAAATCAAAACATTGTTACTATGATGATGAGATAGTATCTATAGAGGGGGTGTTAGATGAGTAAAGTAATAACGATTGAGGCCTACTATCAACAAGCCGTTGGTTTTGATGTTGAGGACATGAACATTAAAGCAGAAGACATAAGCGACTATTGGATTAAATGGGGTACTCTTTATATACAAACAAAAGATGGCACCACCCATGAGAAGGATGTAAGCATGGACTTTGAGGTAGATTGGAAGTGGCCTGAAGACACTAAACTATTTGATAAGAATTATAAAGAATTGATAGAGGGTGTTTAGTTCGTGCCGTCTTTGTGGTACTCGCACCATCTTGTCGTGCCGTCTTGGTGTGTGTGTTTAGTTTTCTGAATTGGCACTTTTTGTAGGCGTAAAAAAACCCTAAATTCTAAAAAGAAAATAGGGTTTTTCTGTTGGTCAAGCTAGATTATCCGTTTAAATTTATTAGTTTATATTCTCCGCTTTTAATCTTTGCTTTAGTTTCTTTCGTTGTTTCATTTAAAAAAACATTTCTCCACCTTGAAGTGGTTCTTGAATAGTCCCAATAATACTCATCAAGATAAGTNCCANCANTTGCAATCTTAACAATTATTGAAGAGTAGCTTTGGAAAAAGTAGCCTTCATCAGTATGTATTTCAAATTGGTTATTTATACTTCTATAATTATTAGGGTTAGTTATATTTTTAACTTTTATCATAATATCTCCTTACTTGATTTTATTTAAAATAGTTAATACTTCATCAAGCTTTTCTTTTGGCATGCTGTTTAAAACATCTTCATTAAAAAGCTTAGGCGATTTAAAAAGTTGGGCTAGTTCTAACCCCTCTCTTTTAGTTTCTTTTTGCGTTTCTTTTTGTGTCATATTATCTCCTTGATATATGTTATTAATTAGTCTTAACGATAACACGATTTATAGACAAAAAAAAGCCCCTATAAAAGGGGCTAATTATTATTAGATTATTGTGCGATTTGCTCCGCGTATTTTTCGTATAGCTTCTGACTTGCTTTCTCATCTCTTGCATGAAGATTAAAAGCATTATTAATAGCGGTCTGCTCATTCTTTGCGGTTGGCTCTTTCTGTAGCTCTATAATAGAGGCTATAAGTTCGGCATATAGAAAACCAATCTTTCCGTGTGCTTCGGCCTCTATATGTAATAAATCCTCTAACACTTCTAATTGTTCTCTGAGTTGCTCTAACACTCTATAATTCTCCATGTTGGTCTGCGTCTGCTCTAAGTGAGTTATATTATGGTGCATATCTTGTATGACTGCTCCGCTTGTCTTATCATTTTTTTTCATGTTGTTAATACCTCCAGGTATTTTTTTATTTGTTATATCACTATAACGGATGAATTATGAAAATGTTACAAATTAAATTAGTTATTTTTATTATTAGTTATTGCAGCTCTTTTTATAGCGGCCACCAAATCGCTTTTTTTTGGCCGTAATTACTACAAGTTTACAAGACCAGACGGAACAGAAAAGCAATAGAGACAAGACCAACAACAGCCACAGTTTAAAAAACTATCTAAGCCCTTATAAGTTGGGTTAATCTTTGAAGCCCTTTAGAGTTATAAAGTAATAATATAAATCCGTCTTGATTTCTTAAACTTTGTAAACTTGAAAGGATTAAATAGCTTTGAAGTCTTGCTTGTTTGTTTTGGGTTGGTCTGTTTAGTTCTTTGAAGTCTTGAAAGTCTAAAAAGTCTTGATTTCTTTAATAGGCTTGATGGGGTAGGGAGG